GCTGACGCATTTGCTGGTCCTTTGACTGGTAACGTTACAGGTAACGCATCAGGTACAGCATTAACAGTTACACAAGCAGCTCAAAGTGCAATTACTTCATTAGGAACTTTGACTGCATTAACTGTAGATGATGTTGCTGTAGATGGTAAAGTCATTACTATGACAGGTTCTTCTGGTGATACTTTCGTTACAACTGTTGCTGCTAATGGTGCAACAAGTCTAGTAACAACAGACGCCGCAGCTGCTGCCGCACACTTAACAATTACTGCTGATGGTACTGTAGATATCAATTCAGCCGGCGTATTAACTTTAGATGGTGGCGCAGCAATCAATATTGAACCGGCAGCTGGTTCAGCAATTTTATTAGATGGTACAATTAGTATAGACGCCGGAGTAGTTACTGGTGCAACTTCAATTACATCAACAGCATTTGTTGGTGGATTAACTGGTAACGTTACAGGTAACGCATCAGGTACAGCATTAACAGTTACACAAGCAGCTCAATCAGCAATCACAAGTCTTGGTACACTTACAACTCTTACAGTTGACAACGTAATCATTAATGGTTCTACTATCGGTCATACCGGTGATACAGACCTTATAACAGTTGCTTCAGGTATTGTAACAGTTGCAGGCGAAGTATCTTTGACTACACTAGATATTGGTGGCACAAACGTTACATCAACTGCTGCAGAAATCAACTTAATAGATGGTGGTACTGCAAGAGGTACAACTGCTGTTGCAACTGGCGACGGTATATTAATCAACGACGGTGGTACAATGCGTATGACTAACGTTGACACTGTTTCAACATACTTTTCATCTCATAACGTTGGTGGTGGTAATATTGTTACTACTGGGGCTCTTAACTCTGGTACTATTACATCAGGCTTTGGCAACATTGATACTGGTTCTTCAACAATTACTACAACAGGCGCCGTTGCGACTGGAGCATTAACTGCTGGCGGTATCTTAAAAACTGATGATGCTACAGATGCAACATCAACAACTGATGGTTCACTTCAAACTGATGGTGGTCTATCTGTTGCAAAAGATGTTATTGCTGGTAACGATGTTAAACTATTATCAGACGGTGCGATTATTACAATGGGTGCAAACTCAGAGATTAATCTTACACACGTACACGATACTGGTATAACAACAAATGGTGAATTAACTTCAACAGTTATACGTGCAAGAAAACCAATTAAAACTGAATTCAATGCTTCAGGTGCGGTTACTGCTTCTCTAACAGCAGCAGAATCTGGTGCTACAGTATTAATTCACGGTACAGAAAATAATGTAATTAACTTACCTGCAGCTGCAACTACTAACCCTGGATTGTATTACGATTTTATAGTTCTAACAGCCGTTGGCGGTGGTACAAGTACAATCGTTAATATTGCTGGATCAGGTGGTCAGTTCGTTGGTGCATTAAGTCTTGCTGGTGGTACTGCTGCGAACGCAGTTCTAGATAACGCTGGTGATGCATTCACATTCATTGCTTCTACAGTCGTTGGATCAAGAGCAAGAATTACATGTTTAACAGACGATGGTACAGATGGTGTATGGCAAGTAGAATCACTTGCATCTCCAATTGCTACTATTGACTAATAGGAAATAGAATGAAGCTTATAACAGAATACACAGAATCAGACGTAGAATTTATCACCGAAGCCATAGGCGACGGTGGTAAGAAACATATGATTGAGGGTGTGTTCGCACAGGCTGAATCAAAAAATAGAAACGGACGTATATATCCACAGATGGTAATGGAAAAAGCTGTGGGTAAATACGTCCGTGATCAAGTTTCCAAGGACAGAGCGGTCGGTGAGTTAAATCACCCAGACGGACCAACTGTTAACTTGGATAAAGTATCTCATAGGATTACAGAACTCAAATTTGAGGGAAGAAATGTTATGGGTAAAGCACTTATCTTAGATACTCCGAATGGGCAGATTGTTAAAGGTCTACTTGAAGGTGGTGTCAAACTAGGTGTTTCAACACGTGGTATGGGTAGCTTAGAGCAACGTAATGGCGCAATGTACGTCAAAGACGACTTTATTCTTAATACGGTAGACATCGTACAAGATCCATCAGCGCCTGCGGCCTTTGTTAATGGAATAATGGAAGGCGTAGACTGGATCTGGAATAACGGTATTATTGAAGCTCGAGTAATTGAAAAAATGGAGACCGAAATTAAAAAGGCTCCACGATCTGATCTCTATGAGGTACAGACTCGTGAGTTTAAAAATTTCCTCTCGTTAATGAAATAAATATATAGGAGTCAGAACATGACTGATCAAAATCAGGATGAAATGGCAAATGTTGACGAGAACGAAATCGTTTCTGAAGCATCACTGTCAGATGATCCAAAGAATGCGGAAACCGCTTCTGTAACTGGAGTTGCAGCTGCAGCTAATGTTACTAAAAAGCAATCTCCGCCTAAAACTAAGGCTGGCATAATAAATGCCGTCATGTCTAAAATGCAGAATATGTCAAAAGCTAAACTGCAAGCTAGTTATGGTGGTATGGAAAAAATGATGACGCAGGCATACGAAGAAACCGAAGCTGTCGATGATGCACTATCAGAAGCAGAATACGATTTCTCAGGTGATCTAAACGCATTAGTTGAATCAGAAGCAACTCTGTCAGATGGGTTCAAAGATAAAGCCGCAACTATTTTCGAAGCTGCTATTAGAAGCAAGCTTGGTGAAGAAATTGGCCGAATCGAAGAGTCTTATGCAGAAGAACTCGCAGAAGAAATTGCTAGTACTAAATCAGACCTTGTCGACAAAATCGACAGCTACCTCAACTATGTGGTTGAAAATTGGATGAAAGAAAATCAGATTGCTATACAGTCCGGTTTGAGAGCGGAAATTGCAGAAAACTTTATGAATGGTCTTAAAGATCTATTCGTTGAGTCTTATGTGGATGTGCCAGAAGCCAAAGAAGACCTAGTAGACGACCTTGCTGAGCAAGTTGAAGAACTTGAAACAGCGTTAAACTCACAGACCGCTAAAAATATTGAAATGACTGAAGAGCTTGAATTGTTCCAACGTTATGAAGTTATCCGCGAGCATGCTCACGGTTTAGCAGAAACTGAAGTTGAAAAACTGGCTAAATTAGCTGAAGACCTTGATTACATTGATGAAGAAACTTTCTCAGCGAAAGTGAAAACTATCAAAGATTCATACTTCACTAAAGAAGCTAAACCATTAGAAGTAGGTGCAGACCTTGTAGAAGAGACAACAGCTGATGCTGACATATCTTCATCAATGGATGTATATCTTCAAGCCCTTAGAAAAACATCTTAAAGGAGAATTTAAAGATGGAAACTTACGATCGCTTAGTCGAAAAATGGAACCCAGTTCTAAATGAAGAATCAGCTGGATCTATTAAAGACGCGCATAGAAAAAGTGTAACAGCTGTTGTGTTAGAAAACACAGAAAAAGCTCTACGTGACGAACGTGCGCAATCACAATTTATTACTGAGGCCGCTCCAGGAAATGCTACATCAAGTGCATCTAACTGGGACCCAGTATTAATCTCTCTAGTACGACGTGCTATGCCTAACATGATGGCATATGACGTATGTGGCGTTCAGCCGATGACTGGTCCAACAGGACTTATCTTCGCAATGAAAGCTCGCTACGGTGCTGGTGCAACATCATCAACTGAAGCACTATTCGACGAAGCTGAAACAGCTCGTTCAGGTGACTCATCTGTAACTGAAAATAGCAATCCTTCAGGTCTTAGCGGAATTGATGCTACTGCAGGTAACGTTGCTGGTGACTCTTCACTTGACTCTGAAAGAGTTACAGGCGGAACTGCTGGCGGTATGTCAACAGCAAATGCTGAGGGTCTTGGATCTTCAGGACAAGGACCGTCTTCTTCTTTCACTGAAATGGGTTTCACCATTGAAAAAGCAACTGTGACTGCAAAATCACGTGCTTTGAAAGCAGAATACAGCTTAGAACTTGCTCAAGATCTTAAAGCAATTCACGGCTTGGATGCTGAAACAGAACTAGCAAACATCTTATCAACTGAGATTCTTGCTGAAGTTAACAGAGAAGTAATTAGAACAATCAACAGCCAAGCTAAAACTGGTGCGTTGCAATCTTCTACTGCTATCAATGGTATCTTCAACATGTCATCAGATGCTGATGGTCGTTGGTCTGTTGAGAAATTCAAGGGTCTTATCGTTCAAATCGAACGTGAGTCTAACGTAATTGCAAAAGAAACTAGACGTGGTAAAGGTAACTTCATCATCTGTTCATCAGATGTTGCTTCTGCTCTTGCTGCTTCTGGAATGTTGGATTATTCTCCAGCTCTTAGCACAAACTTGAATGTTGATGACACAGGAAACACATTCGCTGGTGTTCTTAATGGACGTACAAAAGTATACATCGATCCGTATTCAGCTACTGATTACGTTAACGTTGGATACAAAGGTACTAACCCATACGACGCAGGTGTATTCTACTGCCCATACGTACCATTAACTATGGTCCGTGCAGTTGGAGAAGATACCTTCCAGCCAAAAATCGGGTTCAAAACTCGTTACGGCATGGTATCAAACCCATACGTAGGTTCAACACCTTCAGACGGTCTAGCAGCGGTTAAAACTAACCAATACTACCGTATCTTCAGAGTTG